CCTTATATGCCAGATGACATTGTAGGTACGATTGTTCCTGATCCCAATGATGATCGTTTCTTGATTTACAATATTGACCCTGATACATTGCCTCAAAATACGCTTCCACCTGTTGATAGCGTGATCAATCCACTGTTGACTGGTCCTAATGCGGGCTTACCTGGTCCTACTCCTGGCAAAAGATATCTCATCGTAGAAGACATCGGACATACAGGTGATACTACTGTTGCATGGGGCGGGTTGGTTGCTTACGCAAACGACATCATTGAATACGATGCTTCGTTAGCAAGATGGGTAGTATCGTTTAATGCACAGACTGCTACTACGGTAGAGTTCGTAACCAATCTCACGACTCAAGTTCAATATCGTTTTGTAACTGCTGATGGTATGTGGATGAAATCATATGAAGGTTGGTATGATCAGGGCGACTATAGCATCGTAATATAATGGGGAGAATAAGTCTGATGAATATTGAAGCAGAAAAAGTAAAAATGCAGTTGTGGGTATTGAGGTTGATGTCATTGACATTATCAAGTGTGCTCGTTTCAACTGTACTCGTAATGCTATTTGCACTATTTGTGCCTAATACGGTAGTTGACAATAACGAAATCTTTAAGATTCTGGGTCCAGCATTCAGCATGGTTGTAGGCGCGTTTGTTGGTTCATTTGCTACTATGATGGGTATGAAGACTGAATCGTTAAATCCTAATCCACCAAAAGCAGATACTGTCGTAGAGAATGACGGCAAGTAATATTTGTCGTCTACTTGATTTACATTAAATATAACTATGTCAAATCAAGCTGCTGGGGTATTCTTCTATAGCTCCTCAACAAATCGTTATCTTTATCTACTCAGGGCAGATTCAAAAAGCCCAACATGGAGTATGCCTGGTGGCGGAATAGAAGACAATGAAACATTGTACGAAGGCATTGAGCGTGAATGCAATGAAGAGATGGGATTATTTGACAATGATTGGAAGTTGATTCCGATTCAAAAGTTTGTGAACAATACATTCACTTATCATACTTTCTTCTGTCAAGTTGAAGAAGAGTTTATTCCAAAACTAAATGGAGAACATGTCGGGTATGCTTGGGTCGGAAAAGATAACTATCCTAAACCCCTACATCCCGGCTTGTTCTCCACTGTTAATATAGATATAGTGATAGAGAAACTTAAATCGTTAACTAATACTTAATGAATCATACCTAATAGTTTTTCTATCACAGGAAAACCTATTGCACCTGCTAATACCCCAGCACCCATAATCATCCATCTCCACTTTTCTAGCACGGAAATCTTAGTATCCATTGCCTTGTGTGCAGTCACATTATCTTTTTGATATTCTTTAATAAGATTATGCGTGGCTTCATTATGAGTATCTAGGTGTGTTCGCAAGTCCTTCAGGTCAGTTTTTAGATCATCAACTTTTTCTTCGATGTTCTTATACTGTACCTGAAGGACTGCAACGTCGGTTTCAGTCTGCTTGATTTGTCTAACGGAAGAAGGCTGAACCATACCAATAATCCTTATGCGTTGCCGATAGTGACGATTGGGTAAGGCTGAGCGTTTGCAGTGTTAGCGTCAATCGCGTTCGCAGTGTTGAATGTTGCAAACATTGGATCAGCATTAGCAAGCACGATGTTACCAGTTGCGATTGGACCTGATGTAGAAGTGAATAGTTCACCAGTGTGATCGCTCAATGACTGAACCTTAACAGTAGCGGCGTTTGCATATGTCGCAGTGATAGTCATAGTGTTTGGAGTCAATGCAGTGTTCGCGACGTTAGCAGTGTAGCAAGCACCTGTTAAGCCAGTTGTTCCACCAGTTACGAGATACTTTTGCTTGCCCTTTTGACGGACAATGAAGCCTGCTTCTGGAAGTGCTTGAACGAATGCATTTCCGCTTGCATCATTTGAAGATACAGCACCAAGAACAACACGATTTTGAATCGCATTACCAGTGACTGATGCGTTTGCACTCAATGCTAAGGTTGCACCACCAACTGTAGTTGCTACAGTGAATGCGGCTGCGTTAGCGATGGCTTTAACAAAGTAAGTAGTACCGGATACAATGTTGCCACCGAATGTGCTGTTAAACACAACTGGAGTATTCACTGATAGTGTCTGTGCGTTGCCTGAAGTACCAATGGTACCGTTTGCAGCAGAGTTAGCTAGTGCAACTGTTAGATTGCCCTTAGTTGCAGTGCCTGTACCAAGAAGATTCACTGAACCGTCTGTACCAGTTGAAAATAGTATTGTACCAGTTGCAAGATTTGCAAAGTCAGTACCAAGACCAACTACGATGTTGCTACTTGCATTAGCAAATACAGTACCAGTGCCATTGACACCGAATGCAACGTTAGCAAGAACTTGCTTACCGTAGATAGCAGTGTTGCCGCCGACTACTGAGTAAGTATTTGAGTTAGTTGATGGCCATTGTGGACCAGTTGGGTTGTTGAAGTATGCATCAACTGCGTTAACAGTTGCACTTACTGTTTGGCTTGATGTAAGAGTCAGTGTTGGGCTAGTTTGTGGCTGAACACTTTGTTGTGTTGACGACACAGTGAATGTACTTGCACCAGTGATTGCAAGAATGTAGTAAGTTACACCAGCAGTTAGACCGCCGACTGTAGTTGCTACTACGAAGTTCATCCAAGCAGTGATGCCGAGAGCAGAAAGAGTTTGAGATACAGTGACAGTACCATCTACGGCAGTGTCAGTGATAGTAAGCACGGCTTGTGCTTTTGCGATTTTTAGAGGACGACCCATTTGTTTTCTCCTGTTTGGTGTGAGTTCTAATCACTACGCAGTGGGTTAAACTGCATAAACTCTCCGAACGAGAGTGTATGAATCTATTTATCAAACAGGAGTGTTTTTTAGCTGCTAGGGCCACCCTGAGCAGGTGGGATTGCGAAGCCTGAAGAACCACTAACTGGATGCGGCATACCGAGTTCAGTGATGCTAAATGGTGCAGCAGTTGCTCCAGTCACATTGAGATATGATACAATGTTACCTTGACCAACTGTGATGCTGTTTTCTAATGTACTAGCTGGAATGATTTCACTGCTAGTCGTAGCAACAGTATACGGAACGCCATATGGATTATATCTAGCAGCAGCACCTGAGATTGCTACCGCAGCATTTGCAACTAAAGTAAGGCTTGTGTTGTTTGCGATTGATGCGATGATGCCAACATTACTTCCTGTTGTGTTCCCTAACCAAGTACCGATTGACAACTCAGTAGTAAACGAAGTGCTCACCCCAGTTACTATTTTGCTGTTAGTAGCACAGGTTACCGTACCAGTGATTGCAACGTTTGGAAAACTCGTAGTAAAGTGAATCGGACCTGATGTAGTAGCGATTCTGACCTTATCAGTTGTAATGTTTGCTGATGCTGCTACCGAACCCGATGCTGTATAAACGTATGAAGCCATGTTATTATTCCTTATGTTTTGCCGATTGCGACTTCAATGATACCATCAATGCCGTCGAAGTTTTCTAATGATTTACCGATAACAGTTCCGATTGCAGGTGATGCTGATGCTTTCGCATAGCCGTTTCCTGCACTGACCATCATGTCACCCTTGTGAATAGTGCCTGTAACCTTACATGGTACTCTTCCCTGAAGAGCAATCGCTACAGCAGGACCTTTGCAAGTTTCATTCATCACAAATGCTGGATTTGTAGTGACTACGCCTGCAACTTTGTTTGTTTCATTTGATGCAAGTGTTACTTCTTGATACCCGCCGAATGCTAGAACTGTACCTGATTCATATGTGTTGTCGGCAGTGTAATATTCTGCCAAGTCAGCGTAAGTAGCTGTAAGTTTAGAACCAGTACTTAGTCCCCAGTTACCAGTGATCGTACCTGCTGTGGTGTTTGCTCCAGTAGTAAGAGCAGTTGCTCCCACAGTGCCTGTGAAGGTTGGTAAATAAGCAGCTACGTTAGAGTTACTATATGCACCTGCAAAGCTGATTGACGCACCGTTTGCATAGTAGTAGTTATCAGTCTTGATTCCACCGGTAGTGACGTTACCAGTTACATTAGCTGTTGTGCCTACTGTAAGTGCATTGCTTACTGCAAACGTAGCACCTGAGAATGTTAATGTGCCGGCTCCTATGCCAGTTGATGCTCCGGATGCTTGTAATCTAACATTGTAGTCAACTGCGGTGTTACTAACGTTAAAATCAATATAAGGGGTAGACGAGTTACCGTCAATCAATCCCATTGACAACGAGCCGCCGCCGTCTGTTCCGATTAATACTTTTCCAGTTGCAGTACTAGCATTCAATCCAGCAGCAGTCACAGTGTTGTTAACTGTTAATCCAGTTAGTGTACCAGTTGATGTGATGTTTGGCTGAGCATTGGTTGTTACTGTGCCTGCTGTGGTCGCAGAAGTTGCTGTACCAGCAGTCGCAACACTTAGATTTGCTACTTGAGTAGTTGATGTGACAACGAATGGAGCAGTACCAGTTGCGACATTTGATGTTAGAGTGCTGGCAGTTACGCCGCTAGTGACTAATAGATTAGCACCCATTAACACATTAGCATTAGCACTATATGCGGTAATCGGGATACCGGACACGCCTGTTGCATTTTGATAGAACAAACGATAGTTATTGGAACCATCTACATCCATATTCCAAGTAGAGTTAGCTTGACCAACTAATCCTGAAACGCCAGTCCATGCAAGAATAAGTTGGGCACCTTCTGTTGCACCCGTGTATGAGTTGAATACTGCGCCACCGGGCCCGTAATACAGGCCACCGTTGCTTGTGGCTCCAACTGTGAAGGCACCACCGCTAGTAGTTACACTCGTGATGTTAGGTTGTGCTGCGGTTGTTACTGTACCTGCGGTTGTTGCACTTCCTGCTGTAGTAGCAGAACCTGCAGTTGCAACACTTAGATTTGCTACTTGGGTAGTTGAAGTAACGATGAATGGAGCAGTACCAGTTACGACCGTAGAGATCAGTTGCCCAGTTACGTTTGCATTACCAGCAGTTATGTTGCCAGCTACATTCAATGCAGCACTCACATTAGTAGTAGTTGCATTTAAGAAAATAGTTGCGACATTTGATACTGATTGGATTCTAATACCAGTATTAGCACTTGCCCAAGGAGCAATAGTTAAGTTGGCATTTCCTTGAGCAGAAGTATTACCAAAGTTAATCAGTGAATCATTTGCTCCGGTAAGAGAGTTGTATGCCCCTGCGCCTGCTCTGGGAAGTAAACCAATATCTTGTGTTCCATTTACCGCTCTAATAAGCTTGACCGTGCCTGCTGTACCTGCTGCGTCAGTTGCGATGATGTTGCCAGTATTTAAGTTACCTGTTACAGTTAATCCAGTAAGTGTACCAACACTTGTAATGTTTGGCTGTGCTGCGGTAATCACCGTACCTGCTGTATCTGAGTAACCAGCATTTGCAACGTTTAGATTTGCAACACGAGTAGTAGAAACGACTTGAAGAGGAGTAGTGCCAGTAGCAATGTTAGAAATAAAGCGAGTAGCCGTACCCACGCCAGTTGCATTTAGATTGGTTACGTTGGCGTTGCCGACAACAGTAAGAACTTTAGCTGCACCGAAGTCCCATGTAAAGTCCGAACTTCCATCTAACAATGTAGTATTGTTAAACTGAACCATAGTATTAGTTCCGCCAGCAGTTGCTGTACCTGAACCTGATCCTAAACTAGCAGTCGCTACACCTGAGTTAGCAGTATATGATGTCAGTCCGGCACCATTTGCAGTAGTTGACAATGTTATATCAGTATACAAAGTCACGTTTCCAGTTGATGCGTAATCAGTAGCCAACTTAACATAGAATGATTTTCCGTTTATGTTTCCGGAAGCTGATGCATTTGCGATTGTTCCGCCGCTGATTGTAACTAACTGTTTGTTAGTGTATGGCGTGGTGTTGGCAACCTGCATCGTAATGACATTGCCAGATGTATTGTTAGTTAGGTTGAAGATGGGAGTATACAATGCACCTTTTGGTGTCCAAGATAGATTACCTAGTCCGTCTGTCTGAAGCACATAACCAATACCAGCTTCACCGGTGATCTTTACATTAGCAACATTGCCTAGATTGATTAAGCCTCCGACATCGCCGCCACGATTTACCCAATTGGTTCCGTCATATATTAGTGCTTGCCCGTCAGCGAGTGTTACAGGATTAATATTAAGGTTACCAACTGAACCTGTAATCTGACTAAAGCTAATATTTGAATAGCCAGTTAGAACTTCGATGTTTTCATTTGGTGTTGTTTTACCGATGAACAGTCTTTTGTCATCTGATGCCCAAGCAAACTCAGCTTCATCTAGTTGTGGTAGGTCTACTAGATTACCTGATCGTGCTTGAAGCTTGGAGATTTGAATAATTGCCATAAGTGATCTTACCTGTTGTTACAGTTATTTATCACTTGATGTTGTGAAACCCTTAAACGAGTTTGCTATAGTAGGCTTCTAGTCGTTTCCACCATAAGTTTTCATACTTGTCAAACTCATTACCCTCAACAATGAACTCTAAATATTGAGGAGTTGACCAAGTGTGATCTGCTGCTTGAATCGGAGGAACACACATAAAGATAACGCCCTTGCGTATCTTTGTATTAAACACTTCGTTATGTGCAATAGCATATGCAGCCGTTTGAACAAAGTAATCGTCAATCCATTCACGCTTCTTTGGCTTATTTGATTGTTTGTGGTCCATAATCGCTTCCGCGCCAGCATGAACACCACATAGATCAGTCGTACCCGCATAGACTTCAGGGAAATGCAACGATACCTCAGTACCCCAATACTCGTTACAGTTGATTAGACCTTTTTCAATGATCTGCTTGGCCATCATGTGACTTGTTTGACTGTATGGATTACTACCTGGGTCTCCGATGATATCATCTTTAATATAGTTTTCAATCCACTTATGCATACGAGTGCCGCGACCTGCTGCCTCAGTTGTGATTTCAGCAGCTTTTTTATGTCCTATATTGTTACGCCAGTTTTGTAGTGCTTTAACTGACTCTTCAGATTTAGTCGCGTCTAGGATAGTCGTTACGCTAGGGACTTTAAAGCCATCTGGGGTAAGATACCGTCGTTTACCGTCGACGGATACCTTTTTCATTTCGTTATAGGGAAACTTATTGGTTATTGACATAGTTGCATGTTACTACAGTAGCGATCATATGTCAACAGATATGGTTATTTCATTG